TGACGTGTCGAAACTGTAGGTAGACTCGCCCATCTCGGGCTGCCGCTGGCGACGGCCCCATTCGGCCTCGCCCTCCCATACGCAACCCTCGGGGTTGCCAACATCCACGAAGATTGGGCGCACACTATAATTCCTGCGCACCAGATTATTCAGGAGCACCGATGCGGTGTTGCGGAGCGCGGCCTTCACCAGGAGTTCGTCCGCGCTGCCGGTCAGATGATATAGCCTACGGGCACTGGCGTTGTCCCCGTCCGTTTGCTCGCGGCTTTCCATCTTCTCTGTGCAGGTCACCGTGTCTGCCATTTGCTATCCGCTTTGTGTTAGAATGCCTCCCGCTACTGGCTCTTCACAGGAGGGGAATCATGGGACCCGGTATCGTGGACGCGCTCGGCAAGTTGCTGCTGGACTTGCCAGTCAACGATGTACTTCGGGAGCGGCTGCTCCTGCTCAAGGAACAGGTAGAAGCTATGGAGCACCGCATATTGGCACTTGACAAGGAAAATGCCGAACTGGCGGAGAAGGTACGCGAACTCAGTCAGAAGTATGAAGCTCAACTTGTGCCGGAAGCATTCACGGAGCACGAGGGGGCACTGTTCAAAAGAAAACCTGATGGTACTTGGATACACGCCGTATACTGTCCCAGTTGCAAGAGATCTACGGGCGCGCTCGCCAAGAACGTAGCCTTCCAGTGCAGCCCCTGCCATTGGCGTTCCAGCTTCATCAGCCGGGACCTCGACGAGGTCATGAGCCGCCTGCCCTGATTCTATAGTCGCCATCGCTCTTCCTCCGCTAAAAGAAAAGGGCCGCATGAGGATGGCCCCACGCGGCCCTTGGTTCTCTTGTCATCCGGGCGCTGATCGGGCGCCCGCCTTGTCTCAATCGAACTGCAACTGCACGATTCTCTTGACGCCCTTTGCGGTTTCCTCAGTGGCCTTGGCGGTGCGCTCCGCCGCGGAAGTGCCCGGCCCTATAGCCATGCCCCACGCGGCGAGGGGGTTGAACGTGCCCGCCGCCGTGGTGGCGGCGAGTACCTGCTTCATGCCCGCCGCTATCTGTTGCGCCCGCACCTCGCCCCAAGCCTGGACGCCCTTTACCGCGTCCTTGCCGAACTGTCTGGCTTTCGCCAGCAACTCGTCATACTCCACCTTGAACTGCGCGACTTTGCGCGCCTGCTCGTCAGGGATCATCTCGATTTTGATGTCGCGGGTCTTCTTGGCGAGGTCGTCGATGAAGGTCTTCTGATCTTCGACAATCTTGCGGTCGGCCTCGGCGTTGACCGTCTGGATTTCCAGGCGCCGGGCCTGTTCGATAGTCGCCAGCGTTTCCTTATTGGCCACGAGCGCTTTTGCGTTGTCCCATTCCTGCTGATAGCGCCAGTTTATGGCATAGATGGCACGGGTTCGTTCGTCCTCGATGGCCGCGATGCGCAACTCATGAACCTTATCCACCCAGGACTTCTCGATCTCTGCGGCGGATACGCCGGGCACGGTAGGAGTTTTGATGCCACCAGCGGTGCCCATTCTTATCATCTCTCGCTTCGCATAGGCACCCGCCCGCTCCTTGGTCTTAGTTAATATTTCAGCATTTAGCTTTTCAAGTGCTTCCTGTTGCTCCGCCAATTCTAGCGGGCCTAACCCGATCCAAGTCACTGGCCTGTTACTTATCGGAGTTCCCCCAGGTAGCCTGCTCCGAATAGCTTCAGCTTTTTTATGCAACGGGGCGAGGTCCGCATCCATCTTCGCGATTTCAGCGTCCATTGCGACAACCTGGCCCTCGCGCATGCTCTTATTGAGGTTGATCTGCGCTTCCGTCATCCCGATGATCTTTCCCGTCGTCTCATCAATGGCGAACCCGAGGTTGCCATGTTCAGCCTCAAGTTGCCCCATAATCTCCCGCGCGTACTTCATCTGGTCATAACTGAGGCTCGACGCCTCGGCGAGCCGCTTCAGTTCTGCCCATCGGTCAGAGTCTGCCTGCACTTGGCGATCCGTCTCCTCGCGGAGCGCCTGCGCCTCATGCGTGAGCTTCGCGGTGTATTCCCCCGCGTGGCGCATCTTGATCGCCACGAACGTCGCGGCCGCCGCCACGGCCAGGAGGACAGCCACCACCGGGTGCGCTGCGAGGAACGTCATCGCCACCCCTACGGCGTGGATCATTTTGGCCAGCATAGGCAATATCCTTATCAGGTTCGCCACGGCGCCTGCCAGGCTGCCGAGCAGCATCAGGAGGCCGCCCGTGCCGATCAGAAGGGCGGCCACCTTGGCAAGCCCAATGATAAGCCCCTGGTGCGCCTTTGTCCAGTCAACGAAGCCCTTGACCACCTTGGGGATCGCCGTCGCCACGTCGCGCACAGAGGGCGCCAGGGCGGCGCCTATGGCCCGCGCAGCGGCCTTGACGCTGAACTGGAGGTCCGTCAGCGCATCATGCAGGAGTTCTGCCGCACGGGCGTCCTGGTCAGACATGACTATGCCGAGGTCGCGCGCCTTCTGCTGTAGCGCCTCGATGCCAGCCGCCCCTTGGGCAAGCAATGGGATAAGCGCCCCGCCCCCTCTGCCGAATATCTTCTGCGCCAGGGCTGCGCGCGCCGTCTCATCCTCGACGCGCGACAGGCCATCGGCTATACGCTTGAACTGCTCCTCCGGCTTGAGGCCCTGGAGGTCGCTGACGCTCAACCCGATGGCGGCAAACGTCTCCGCCGCTTCCTTCCCGCCGCCCTGGAGTTCGTAGACCGACTTGGACATTCTCCGCAGGCCAGTCTGGAGTGAGTCAAGGTCCGTTCCGCTCCGCTCCGCTGCGAAGGCCAGTTCGCTGAGGCTTTGCGCGCCGATCCCCGTGGCCTTGCTCATCTTGGCTATCCGGTCGCCGTAGGTTGAGAACTCCCGGACGCCAAGCGCCAAGGGGGCGGCTATCACTGCGCCCAGCTTCATAAAGCCCTGGCCAATGCCTGAGAGTTCCTTGCCGAAGGCCCGGACCTTGTATTCAGCCGCCCGTAGCCCCTTGACGAGCTTACTGTCATCTGCAAACAGCTCTACGTAAGCCCGGCCTGCTCTGATCGCGCCAGCGGTAGCCATAGAATCAGCCTCCCTTGCGGCCTCTCACGAACGCCTTGAGCATCTGGATGGTGTTCTTGCGGATCGGAACTCTGCCGCCGCCTTCGCTCGCGTAGAATGGATTGAAGTCACGGGGCTTGTAGGCCCTGCCCTTCTTCGGATCGCGGTTGACGTTGGCTATCATGCATAGCACCGTGCTCGTGTGTTCCCACTGCTCGCGTTGGACCCGCTCGGCCATCCAGCACAACTCCCTGAGCGTCAGGGGGTCGGGGCAGATTCGACAGATTCCGGCGAGTTCGTAGACTGCGCGCCAAAGATCACCTCCACCTCTGCCGCCGGGTCGATGATCGTCAGCCGCTGTTCCACCGTCCTGACCGCCAGGCCGATCATCTCCGCCTGCTTTGCGATGGCCATGATCAGGTCCGGCCGCTGCAGGCTCCGGAAAAAACCGGTTAGCTCCTGATAGAACGCCGCCTGCGCGTGCAGGATCGCCTCGCCGCCGAGCGACGCGCCGAATTGCTCGTCCGTCACGCCCGCCGCTTTGGCCTGCGGCTCGATGAGCGCGAACACGACGTCGCAGAGAAGGACGACATCCATCCCAAGCCTCGTCAGCAGGGGAGGCGCGCCATCCTCAAGGGCCAGCAGGTCCACGCCTACAAGGGCGCGGACCCGCTTGATAGCCCCGACGTTGATCTCTACCAGCCAGTCCTTGCCAGCAGCGTCTTTGAACGCGTGCATGGCACATCCTCCTTTAACTGCCGGTCACCTCATACCAGGCGATCACTGTGCTCGGGACGGCCTTGACGGTGGCCTTCACGCCCGCGGCCAGCTGCTCGCCCCGCGTCACGTCCATGACGCTGAAGTTGGCAGTGAGGCCCTCAGAACCTGTGACATCAATGTCGCCGTCCATGATGGCCAGCGCGATGAGGCTGTTGTCGAGGTAGGCCGTGAGCATGGCGGCGAACGCCTCATCATCCGTGTCCCACAGCATCTCGATGTCGACGCCGCCATCCTTCAGGGTGCCGACCCTGGCGCGCCATCCGGCGTTTGCGCGGGTCGTGATATCGGCCTCGTCCTTCGTGAGATTGGTAGTCGCGTCGATGATGTTGTCCACTTCATCCCAATCGGCCAGGGCGGGCGTGTTCGCCTCATCGTCGATCTCCGTGGCGCACCTGTACAGTTTGCAGTCCAAGCCGAGCTTGTAAGCCATTTCCATCTCCTTTCAATTCGCGTCGTTGGTTGCCAGAAAGAAAAAGGCCGCGTCGGGTGCGTGGCCCCACGCGGCCTTCTACTTTCTTCCTGGGCGAGCGGTGATCGGCCGCCCACCTATGCAAAGCGCCGCGGCATCAGGCCGCGTGCGCGTACTTCTCCATCGCGTCCTGGTAGAACTCCTTCAACTTCTCGCGCCCGGCCTCGAATGCCGGACCCATGTAGGGCATCGGCTTGTAGGTGATCCGATTGCTTTGCCAACTCGGATGATGCAGCAATCTCGCGCTTCGCCGGGTCATACCAACTACCCCGCCATATTCCAGCAATTCAGGGACAGTGATCGACCCATAGGGTCCGAAGCCCATTCCGTGCCCGTCCTTAAGTTCCGGCCCGATCACGACGCCGCCGCCAGGATCGTAGGCATAGAAGGTGAACTTGCTGAGAAGACCTTGCTGATACCACCTCTTGCCCTCGCGAGCCTCGGCGATGGCCTTGCTGCGCTTTCCGTAAATATCATATGGAACATCGCGCGTGCTGGGGCTTGAAGCGGCCTCGCCGTAACTGCTGTAACCCTTGGCCATGATCCGTTTTGCCGCGCCGCGCACGTACTGCCCGAACCTCAGCAGCGCGTGGTAGCTCGCCGTGTCGAGCGCGTTCTTGACCTTGGCGCTGTCGAAAAAGATCCCCTTCATGCCGCCAGGCACGCGGAAGCCTACGCCGGGCATCATGCCCATGTTGGCCTGCGGCACACCGAACGCGCCGCCAGCGCCGAAGTTTATGCTCAGTCGCGGGATGCCGGGAAAGGTGGCCATCACTTCCGTCCTTTCGTCTGCGGCCTGCTCTCGCCGATGCAGGTGTACCCATCCCAGGCCAGCCCGCAGTGTCCACTGCTTGCCCTATTCATCGGCTACCTACACGCTCTGAAGGTCAAGGTCAGCACGCTCACGAACATCCTCATCTCCCGCATCTGCTCCGGCCCGAAGATCGGCTCATTCGCCACGGCGATGCAGACGGCCTCCGGCGTGGTGCCCATGTGCAGCCCATTGCAGAAATCGGCCACCTCTTCCACCAGGGCCATGAAC